GGTTGACGCACACCACAGCGTATTATCGTGTTTTTGTGAGAGAGAGCCAGTCAGAGAGAGACACCCCCAAATGACACAGCAGAACACATCGTGGTGCGTGTGGTGTCGAAGTGTTTGGTGTTGCTGTGGGCGGTAAAGGTTCGGGCAGGCGACCTAAGCCTGTCGAGCAGAAGCGCAGACTCGGAAATGTTGGCGGTAGGAAACTGCCAAGTCACGCTGAGATTATTGCGCTGCCGTCGTTATCAAGCGACATACCCGAACCTCATCGTGCTCTTGGTAGTCACGGTCGTGCATTGTGGGATCGTATTTGGTCGTCTGGTGCTGCTTGGCTTCGACCTGCTCTTGATGGTGATCTGATACTTATGGCGTGCGAGATGACTGACGAGAGAACGATGTTGCGACAAATAGTGTTCACACAGACAGGTGCTTGGCGTGAGCGTCGTGGTCTGCGTGAGATCGACCGCCAAATCACTAGCCTTCTGTCGCAGATCGGGTTTAGTCCTACTGATCGTGCCACACTAGGGATAGGGGATCACAAGCAGCATGAGTTCGCCAAGATCAGGCAGCGCATCGAAGCGAAGCGTGCTGCTGCCAGCGAGTAAGTGGTCGCCAGCGTTCTACACGCCACGCATCTCGAAACTTACTGATGGTGACGAGATCATCAACTTTGCTGCCGATCACTTTATTGTGCTCAAAGGTTTCAGGGCTGGTGAGCCACTGACATTTACACCTTGGCAGAAATGGCTGCTGCGATCGCTCTTTGAGCGTGACGAGCACACTCAGCGTCTGCGTTATCGTCGTGCGCTTATCGGTCTGCCACGCAAGCAAGGCAAATCGCTGATGCTTTCTGCTGTTGCTGTCTATGGAATGATCACAGGTGAAGCAGGCGCAGAAGTGTATGTCGTCGCTGGTGATAGACAGCAGGCTCGGATCATCTTCAATGAAGCGAAGCAGCAGGTGCAAATGTCACCTGTTCTGAGTCAAGAATGCAAGGTCTATCGAGATGCGATCGAGATGCCACGCTTCGGTTCTATCTTGCGTGTGCTCTCGTCAGAGTTCAAGGGTCAGGCTGGTCTGAATCCGTCGCTAGTTCTATTCGACGAGTTATGGAATCAAGCGACACCCGATCTGTATGACCAGATGACGCTTGGCTCTGGTGCTCGTGTTGAGCCGCTGGTCGTGTCGATCACGACTGCTGGCTATGACCTAGAAACTGTGGCAGGACATCTGTATCAGTACGGCAAACGGTGCGCTGCTGGTGAAGTGCCTGACAAGTCGTTCGGCTTCTGGTGGTGGGAAGCACCGCCCGACTGCGACATAACTGACGAACAGGCTTGGCGTGTCTGTAATCCGAATCTCAGTGAAGGTTTGATGGACATTACCGACATGCGTACAGCAGTTCAGCAAACAGATGAGTCGGCGTTCAGACGCTGGCGACTGAATCAGTGGGTGCGATCGCAAGAGTCATGGCTGCCTGTTGGTGCGTGGGAACAATGCCGAGAAACACGAGAACTAAGTGCCGATCTACCTGTCTATGTTGGGATCGACATGGCGTTGAAGCACGACAGTATCGCAGTCGTGATCGCTCAGCCACAAGACGATGTGGTGGTCACTCGTGCTCACATCTGGAAGCCACAAGATGAGGGTGTTGATGTTGCTGGTGTCGAAGCACATCTGCGTGCGCTGCATACCGAGTATCAAGTGCGTGAGTTTGTTTATGACCCTGCCTACTTTCAACGAAGTGCTGAGCATTTGGCTGATGACGGTCTGCCAATGGTCGAGTTTCCACAGTCAGCAGCACGCATGATTCCTGCGTGTGGAAACGCATACGAGATGATCATTAACAGGAAAGTGACACACGATGGATCACCGACCTACACAGATCAGGTTCTGTCTGCGGCACAGCGTATGACTGATCAGGGCTGGCGACTCAGCAAAGGCAAGAGCAAACGAAAGATAGATGCGTGCATTGCTCTCGTCATGGCACTCGATCGTGCGACGACACGCACACAAACGGCATCACCTGCGCCTAGTATCGTGAACCTATGGGAATGAATCGCAGCGTATTCAGCACATTTGTAGAACTGATCGGTATCGGATCGCTGGTAATCGGTGTCGGTTTGCTATCGATTCCTGTTGCTTTGATCGTCGGCGGTTCACTTCTCGTGCTGCTCGGTGCTGCTCTTGGCAGGTCTGAGTCGTGAGCATTCTGCGCAGACTTATCGAGCAGCGTGCGCTACCGACCAGCATCGACCCCTATCAGATCACCGCACGACCATACTTTCCTAACTACTCAGGCGAGATCGTCACCGAGAGCACAGCATTTGCATCGACTGCCGTGATGTCAGCAGTCAGTCTGCTCGCAGACTCTGTGGCTGCGATGCCACTCGAACTAAGCCGTGTGCGTGGCGGCAGACTCGAAAGACTGCCAACACCGAGTGTGCTGATACGACCAAATCAGATGCAGACGATGTTTGAGTTCATTCATCAAGTCATGCTGTCGCTTGCATTGCATGGCTGTGCATACATCTACGCACCACGACGAGCGGGCGAACTACCAGCAGAGATGCGAGTTATTCACCCGAACCTAATCAAGAACCGAATCATCACAGATGACGGCAGTGCCTACTATCAGATCGGCGACAAGCAGCATTCATCAGATGACATCAAAGCGATTCACTGGCTCATCATGCCAAACGAACTGCGAGCCGTGTCACCACTGGAAGCATTACGCAACACGATCGGAACAAGCATTGCTATGGATCGATTCCTAGCGCAGTTCTATGGCGAAGGCGCAACACCAAGCAGCGTGCTCGAAACTGATGCGACTATTACGGAAGAGCAGGCACGCATTCTGCGTGACACATGGTCAGACTCACACACCAAGCGACGCAAGCCAGCCGTGCTCACAGGCGGTCTCAGATGGAAGTCGATCACTACTAGCGCAGCAGACATGCAGATGCTCGAACATCGTGAAGCAATAGTTCGTGACATCGCTCGTGCATACCGCATACCACTGAACATGATCAACGCATCAGGTGGCGACTCGCAGACCTATCAGAATGTCGAGCAGGCTGGTATCAACTTTGTGCGCTACACGCTTCTGCCTTTCATGCGTCGTATCGAAGATGCGATCAGCGAGATGCTGCCACTGACACAGAAGGTTCGATTCAACGCATCAGAGTTTGAGCGTGCAGACTTGACTACTCGTGTAAGAGCGCAGCAGTTGCAGATCATGTCTGGAACGCTCTCACCGAACGAAGCACGAGAACAAGAGAATCGTGAACCGTATGAGGGTGGCGATCAGTTCATTCTCGGTGTTGCAGGTGCACCGATGGCTGGTGTCGAAGGCGGCGATCTACCAACACTCGGCACAGACGCTGAGCCACCAGAAAGATAAACAGATGAAGAGCACCAGTGTCACAGTCGGAACTACACCAACGCTTATCGTCGATGCCGATGATCAGAACCGCCACATCTATTTGCAGATCGTGACTAGCGCAACGATCTATGTCGGCGACTCGACAGTGACCACCGACAACGGTATGCCGTTGGAGAAGCACAGTGCACCACATGTGTTCCTTCTTCCGATCAAACAGAAGATGTACGGTGTCGTGACATCTCAGGTTGGTACTGCGGTGCTGCGCATTATGACACCAGATGTGGACTGATCATGCCGTTCGGAATCTCACAGAGTCAGTCAGACTGCGCTAACTGGGCAACAGTCAAACAGGAAGCAGACGGTTCGTACACCACGATCGGCTGTCACGCAACGAAGCAAGATGCAGTCGATCAGATGGTCGTCGTGTCACTGAGCGAAGAGATCGAGCCACTAGGTCAAGTCGATCGCAGCGACGACGACTTCATGGAAGGGATAGAAGAGCGAGCACCATCACTGGTCGCACCAGACTTCATGGCTGTATCTGCTGAGCGTGGTCTGCGACTGCATGAGCAGGGTCTGTCGGGTGATGGTCTGATGCCTGCGACTGTTGCTGATGCTCGACGCATGGCGAACGGTGAAGCACTCAGCGAAGCGAAGTGGCGCAAGATACCTGCATGGATAGCGAGACACATCGGTGATCTTGATGCAGTGCAGGGTGATGAGATCACTGCTGGTCTGGTAGCGATGCTGCTCTGGGGTGGCGGTTCATCTAAGACATCTGCACGCAGAGCACAGGAATACGCTGAGCGCATCGTCGCACAACTAGATGCTGATGAAGAGCGTGCGCCTGCACCACCGAAAGATCAGGTGTTCGGCAGTGATGAGAATCCTGCTGGCTCAGCAGCAGACACCGCAGGTGGTATCGAAGTCAGCGAAGCAACCGAGAAGGCGTTGCAGACGAAGGCTGATGAGCACAACGCAGAGATGGCAGCAGATGATCGACCAGCGTGGACTCGTACCAGAGTGAGCACACTGCGAGCCGTGTATCGGCGTGGTGCTGGTGCGTTCTCGACTTCACACCGACCGAACATGACTCGTGGACAGTGGGCTATGGCGAGAGTCAATGCGTTCCTGTATCTGCTACGCAACGGCAAACCTGAG